GAAGCAAGGCAGAACGTGTGCAATGGGTGCAGGACAATGAGACTGGCATACGTAATACCATTTACAGTCCTGAGGATTGCAACTGGTGGCAGGGTGCAGACAAACCCTGGATGTTCTTAGCTTTCTGCTTGGATTGGGCTGGAGTGATTGAGCAGGGTGAAGATTACGTCTCCAAACTACCTATCAGTATGGACGGTAGTTGTAACGGGTCACAAATGATGAGCCTGATACTTAGGGACAAACACTTGGCGAGGTTGACGAACGTGACGAGCAATGACTACCCAGAAGATGTCTACACCTACGCAATGGAGTTGACCAAAGAGCAACTATATACACGCAGGGATTTGGAGTATGCAGATGGGTGGCTCAAGGTAGGTCTGGATCGTAGCGTGATGAAACATATTATCATGGGTATTCCCAATGGTGTTACACATCGCAGTCATATTAATAACCTGATGCTGCATTACGATGACTTCCTGAAGAGTGACAGGGGGCAGGATGTATTCCCGACTGAGTTGTTTCCAGCTTGTCAGGAATTGCGTAACGTCATACTTCAGTGCATCGAGCCGACTTACAGGAATGTGTACCTGTTACAGCAAGCGTTACGTGACGCAGTGAATGACAAGCCGCTTAAATGGAAGAGTCCAAGTGGCTTTACTGTGATGCAGGGGCTATGTGGTATGCGTAACACACGGGTCAGCACCGTGTTCAATGGTAGGACGATACAGACGAGCCAGTACAGGAGCAATGGCAAGATTGACATGGGCAAGCAGCGTAGGGCTATTGCTCCAAACTTTGTGCATTCCCATGATGCTGCATTGGTGCATAACGTAGTGGGTCAATGTAATGTACCTGTAATGACAGTACATGATTGCTACATGTGTCGTGCGGGTGACGGTGAGGAATTAAATCATGCGATACGCCAGCAAGTCCACGAGACATATCACGATACTGATTGGCTTGCAGAGATGGAGACTGCACTTGATTGCAAGATAGATGTTCCGTTTGGTTCATTGGATTTTGATTTGGTTAAGGATTCTGAGTATATGTTTACATAAAATGAGCCGCTACCGCAGGGGTGCTTAACCCTCTACGGCAACGGCTCGATACATATAACCAGTATAGGCGTTAGTGCCTAAAGTCTATTCATCCTCTTGTTTAGGTCTGTACGAAATTGTATTGCCTCTGCCATCACGTCTTAGGCGTGGCAATCCATCCTTACCTGTGCGTGAGTAGAAGTAGTGTACGCCAGCATCGACAAGTTTCTCAAGTGACGGGTACTTCTTTCCCTGTGCATCGTAGTAGGGTGGCAGGATGTCGTCGCATCCTAAATCGAACTCTTCAGCTTGCTTCATAGTGTTATCCAAGACGCTTTTTTCTGTCCTTTTTTGCGTCCTTGGGCCATTCGTATGAAATCTTTTAGTTCCCTGTCAAGTAGCTTTTTCTTGTGTGCTTGCATTTTCTTCTCAGGATCTTGTGCCATTGCTTGCACCCAATAGTTCACGCCCATTGCCAATGCTTCCAATCGGTCATCATGCACAAGTGAGCCTCTGTCTTTTGTAATGCGGGAGAGTTGGTAGAACAATGAGTAGGAAGCTTTCTGCTCTACAGGATAAGCTTGTATGGTGTTGTAGTCGTGCTTGATTACTTGCGGGTCGATCACAAGCTTGTGCTGTGCAAGGACAGGTTCCAGCGTATCAATGACCCGTTGCTCTTTACCTCCGCTTGCTCTTGTGTGTCGTACCTCTTCAATACCACATGGATATATACTATTGAGGATAGGTTTTAGTAGTTCCGTGAACATACCGTCACCCATGTTAGCTTCAATGATAACTTTGTTCACCTGGTTGCGTTTGGCTATGTTGGCAAGTTCGATCAGTGTTGGTTTCTCATAGCCACCTTTAATGCCTCCGCATTCGGGCGTGTATATGAATCCGTTGAGCATCTTGCACACCGCATAGCCCGTCTCGTCCCGACCTCTACCTGATGGGTCAATAGCAAGGACTGAGCCTGTGTATGGTATCATATCACCGACTCTGCTGTCGGGTCGGTAGAATCTATCACCATTGAAGCCAACGCAAGGCAAGTCACGGTATTCGTTGTCGGGTGTTTGTGCGTAGATTAGCTTTTGTGGTGCAAGCTCACTGTCGATGTTGGTAACGATCAGGTCATTGATCTTGAGCGGGTATCTGTCTGCATCACTCAGTCTCGGATTGAGCATGTACTGCAAAGCATATCCGCTGTTACCATAGCTTAATCTACGTTCTTCGAGGTCAGTGTCAGGAAACCGTGTTGGTTCCGTGCTGTGTCCTATGTTCTCGTCGGTAATACGCTCAACGATATAGGGTGCTAGTGAGTTATCGTATAGTTGGTGTGCCTTCTCATGTGAAGGGTACTGTGAAGGCCAAATACGTGCGGTGTAGCCTCTCTTCTGTAGCTTACTGTAGATTGTGTCCTCGCATTGTGGAGTACCAAGGAAGATCACCCGTACATCACCTTCGGGTTTTAGGATAGCATCGAACTCCTTCACCTGCTCATCCAGCTTATCCCGCATTCCCTGTGTCATGGAGTTATTCGGAACTTCAATATCGTCAGCAACGATAATGTCGGCACGGCTCCCTGTAAGCATACTGGTGATACCAAGTGATTTTACACTAGGTGCATGTGCTGGTGGTGCTGGCCCAACATCAAATGCTATCTTGGAAAAACGCTGGTCTGCCTTTGGCTTTAGGTGCTTCAACTGCTTGATCTCGTTAATGAGTCGCAAGGTAAAGGTGCTGAAGTCATCGGAACGTGTCTTTGATGCTGAGACAACCAGTATGTTCTTTGATGGGTCTAAGTACAGTTGGTGTACTACGAATGCAGAACATATCCAGGAGTTATGGGTAACTATGTAATCCTTTGTGATATACAGACTATCAGGATTACTAACAGTGATACAGCGGCGGCGATCCCTTCCAATTTTCTCTATATCCGTCACTCGCATCCTATCTATCTTCATAGGTTTCCAAGCGTCTGCTTTTCTTTTGAGATTAAATGGATTATCGGGCATGCGTATATGTAAACGATAAGCCAACTTGTGTGTTGTTTGCTTTTCTTTAATCTTGGCAACCCCTCCAAGTGAACGAACTAAATCCTGTACATCTAGTGCTAACTGTTTGCTGACGGTTACGAACTCAGAAGCACACCTACCAACGTGCTGATGTCCATCAGTATCCATTAGCCCCCTAAGAAGCATTCTCCTAGCAAGTAAGTGTGCCGTCTTATACTCCTCTGGAATAAATTTATGTTCAGTAGTACATGTTAGTCCGAGGTTTTGCACTATATCTTTAATTCCCAACACCCCAATGCGATAAGTTGTAGACTGATTGGTGTATGGAGTCTGCTTGCCGATTTTGTAAGGAATACGATCAACTATTTCTTGCCTGTCATCTTCATGCACAGTGAAGCAAATGCCGTTCGTTAGGGAACCATCTCCAATTAAAACTCCTAACGTATATGGATCTAGTGGCAAGTGCTTGTATGGGTAAATTATGGGATCTGGTAGTGGTATCTTGTACTTTGCCTCTCTTCCTGTGGTATTTTTAGCTGAAATAGCTCGGTTGTACCAAACCCCTTTTTTGAACATATCTTCTGTACGCATTACCCTCCATTCAAATTGGTGGTAAACCTTCCATAGGTGATCTTTATCACATCGCACTGACCTTCCGTCATCTAAGGTAACACGATAAATATCATCTTCGGTAATTGGATGTAAGTGAGTAATTTTCTGATCCTGACCATTTTGACCAAAAACTCGATCACCAAGCCTTAGTTCACCTAATTTCTTCCAGCCTTCAGGGGTAAGTATCTTTTCGTCAAGAGGTTGTCCTTTCCCTATACCTCGGAACGCTTCTACTACTGACCTCTTAGGGCCATTCTGCATGAAGTCGGCAATGTCGTACTGTATGGGTGTGGGGTCAGGTAACAGCAAGTGCCTCCATATCATCCATAGGAAGTTCTTAAAGTCCTTCAGTTCTGGTGCTACTTTCACTTACCCGTAAGCTTGATCCATTTCACGTTCTTCTTGTGTGGGGAATGGTACTTCATTCAGGAGTTCCCTTGCTGCACTGTCATCATCTTCCACGTC